CGTCCGAACCGGGCGTGTTGCTGATCCACTTGCCGAGCGCACGCAGCTTGTAGGGAGCCGGCGGGGCTTCCTGCTGGCGGTCATTGTCGGAGCCGATGCAGGCTTCGATGTCGCGCTTGATCTCGCGCATCGCCTTCATCTTGGCGTTCGCAACCTCGCTGGACACGCCAGCAACGTCGGAAGCCTCTTGGAGGCGGGAGACCATCCATTGCTCGCGGAACTGCTGAACGTAATTGCCCAGACGAGCGCGATTAACGGCTTGGTTGGAGAAGGCCAGGACGTCCTGACCTTCGAGCACGCCGCCGAACGAGACGGGGCTCAAGGTGTCAACCTGCCACTCCTGATACGCATTGGTCATGCGCTTGGTTTTGGCGAAGGTCGAGATCTTCGGAGTATCCTCGGGGGCGAGGATGGTGAGGAAGTCGGTAAGATCTTCACGATCTCCCGCTACGTTATAAGTTGTTGATAGGGCCATGACTAACGAAGGTTATCGGTTGAGTTTAGCTTTTTCTCGGGCCAGAAGGAACGCTGCTGCCTCGTTTGCCGTGACGCCGCCTTTCTTGGACAACTGCATCCGAAGAGCCTCCAGCTGATTAGCGGTCTTGGCCGCACTCGGGGTGCGAACATCGCCGCCGGCTGAAGATACGACTGACTGACTTGCGGGGGGCTTGCTGCTCATGGCGGGCTTTGGCTTGGACTCTGGTTTTGCCTTCTGCTTCGCCTCTAGGGCTTTTAACCCCTCTATCTGCACCCCGATGATCCAGTCCGCATTGGGCAGGTTCTTCATCCAGGGCATCTGTGACAATGCTTGCTGGGCGAGGACATACTCGGGCGCTTGCTTGTCCTTCAGATATGGAAACATCTGATGGGCCAGCTTTTGCGCTTCGCCTTTCTGCGTCAGGAACTGCGCTCGGGCCGGGATGTCGTCATCAAGGGTCTTTTCCGCGTTGCGGAGGATTGCCTTGAGTTCGCCCTTGCCCAGCACGGTATCACCCACGCGGACAGGTTCGAAGTCATCCCGGTCAAGTTGCTCTTGGGCAAAGCGTTTCGCTTCCTTCGCTTGATCTCTCAAGGTCTGGAGCGACTGGAAGTCCTCAATCTGCGCCAACGGCACGTTGCTGGGCAACGGCTGGGCGGGTGCGGGTTGAGCGGCTTGCTCGGGTTGGCTGGCCTTTTGGGTCAGCTGCGCCTGCAATTCCGCTACTTGGGCTTCCAAAGCTCTGCGCTTGGCAATCTCCTTGCCGATGCGCTTCTCGATCCTCTTTTCAGTTTTGTCTTCGGTTGAATCGTCTTGAGAAGGAACGTCGGCCTCACCCTCGGGTGTTTCCACCTGCTGGCTCGGCTCGGCAGACTCGGCGGTAGCCTCATCTGGGTTGGCTGAATCGTTTGGCGTTTGGTCCCTCGCCGGAGCAGCTTGTTCAGCCTGTCGTTGGGCCTTCGCGTTTTCCGCCTCCATGTTAAGGAGACGTTGCGCGGCTTGCGCGACACTCAAGTTGCTCTTCTTAGGGGCATCATTTTTCGCCTCCGTGGCGGGAGCCACATCAGCCGGCTGTGAAGGAGCCGTTTCAACGGTTTCGTTAGGCATGGGTTTAAGTCCCAAGAACTTTGGGCATGGGTTTGAGTCCCAAGAACTACCTAGCGGGTGCCAAGTGACGCTACGGGTGCGATTCACACACCCGCTTGTCAACAGGAATTATTAACCGCGCTACTAGCGCGTAGTAACAATCCTAACCAGCCCGCTGCTCGGCGTCCAACTCGGCTGCCTGCATCTGCTGCTGCACGAAGTCATCGTACAGTCCGATGATCTGCGAGTACGCCCGCAGTTCACCCGCAGCGGCGAGCGTCATCCGCTCGTCCTTCACCACGGCATCGGAGCAGAGGTCGATCATCGTGGAGTGCTGCATCTCGCGCATCTCCTCGATGAAATCTTGAAACGAATCGTTACCAACCAGACGGAACATGCACTGACGCAGCCGGCCAAACTTCTCGGCTGACGTCAGGTTCGGGTCGCGGCGTTTCTTCATGTGCTAGTGGTGGCTGGCATCGGCCCCGGCATCTGCGCTCCGAGGCGTCCAATGACGGCGTTCTGCTGCTGCTGGAGCTGGAACTGGTACTGCTTGGCTCTCGCCTCCAGACGCTCGCGGAACGGCTGATCCTGTTGAAACCTCTGCTGAACATCGGGCTGTTGCAGGTATTGCTGGATAACTTGCAGGCCAAGCTGCGGCGGTGTGCCGGGCTTGATGTTCTTCGGGATGCCGGCGAAGATCTGCGCCAGATCCTGCTGTTCGTCCTGCACGATCTGCTGCTGGCCTTGCTGCGCGGGACGGATGATGCGCTCGGCAATGTTCGGGTCGATGGTGGACACGAACGCGGTGCAAAGGGCGGACCAGTCGATGACGCCTTCGCGGTCGAGGGACTGCGCGGCTTGGATGATCGCCGTCCACTTCTCCGACATCCGCTTGAAGTCGGGCGACTGCACATCCCACGCGAGGTAGAAGTCGAACTCCTCGTTCACGTCGCCCTTGTTGAAGAGCTGGAAGTTCGGGTCTTTGACGCCCATCACACGGAACGTGACCTGATCCATGCCGTACTGCTTGTAGAGCTTCCACACTTGGCGGAAACTCTTGGCAAGGCAGCCGAGGAACTTATCGACCTCAAACTGGTTGTAGATCGGGTCGATGGCGGGATCGCCATCACGGCTGGCAAAGCCGTTGTACTCCTTGAACGAAGTCTCAAGCAGTTGCTCGGACTTGTCCGTGTTCATGTCCGGTATCGGACGGTCGGCGTAGTGGTACTCGTTCGGACGCCGCTCCGAGATCATCGCACCTGGACCCCAGCGGCCCGGCGGGCGGCCCTGCGGGTAGCAGATGGGCGGGAGGATGCCCAAGGAGGCGGCATCAATGCGGGAGTCCTTGTGCGCCTTGATCTGGTCCTGCCACGGCTTGCCCGGCTCGGGCAGGCCACGGGAGTCATGGAGCTTGCGGCTCAAGTACTCGCGCCTGTATAGGACAAATGGATACTCACCGTGCGCGTAGCCAAGCAGACCGGTCTTCGCGCAACCATCATGGTTCTGGTCGGGCGGCAGCATCGGGTTGAACACCGTGCAGTAGATGCCGGGCGTGCCATCCTCGTCGGACAGCCGCTGATAGGCGTAGACCACGCCAATGCGGTCGGTAAACCGCTGCTGCGTGTAGACGAACGAGCGGGAGATCGGCTGCATGTACTCGCTCGGAGACATGCTGATCAATTTGCCGCGCACCTTCTGGATCGCGGCCTCCACCCACTGCTCATCCCAACCGTCCGTGTTGACCATCGCCCGCAGTTGCTCGGCGGTGAAGTACTCCACGCGGTAGATACCGGGCGCACGCTCCAGATCCGTCGAGAACGACGGGATGAAGACGTGCTCGTCCAGATTGAACGCACGGACGACAGGGTACGAACGCTCGGGGCCGTCCATCGGCACGCTGGTCTCACCCGAATCGCGCAACTCACGCAGCATACGAGCGGCTTTGTCCTTGGACGCGCCGTACTGCTCTTGGAAGATCGCCTTCAGGTCATCCGCCGCGCTCTTGTCCTCAATCAGCGCCACGATGTCGATGTTCGGGAACTGCTGCTGCAAATCCTGCACGCGGACGTTCACCAACACCTTCTCGCGTCGTTTTTCCCAGAACTGACCCATGATGGCGACGCCCTTCTCGTTCATGTAGTTGGAGCACATCTCGACTTCGCGCTCCACTTCGGGAATCTGCGTCTGGATCAGCCAACGCATGAAGTTACTGACCAGCTGGCTACGCGCCCCGTCCTCGGCGCCTACGGGAACCGCTGTCAGGTTGGCCCGCTTGAACGCCATGCACTCCATGGCGACCTTCTTGTTGATGATGTTATCGACAAGGAATACGCGGAGGTCACTCGCGCCATCCCACGGCGTGGGGCTGGTCTTGCTGCCCTCGCGGGCGTGCTTCTTGCCGTCGGCGGACTGGCCGTTCCAGATCGCGTAGCGCGTCTCGTAGTTCAGCCGGCATTGGTCGATGAACGGCTGGTTATCACGCACACAATCCTCGAACGCCTTCTTGAGAAGGTTGAAATCCGGCCCCTTGTTCTCGGGCGGAGCTAACTGAAGACCGGGATCAGGGGGGATAGAGGTGGCGTTACCGTCAATGGAACTCATGGGCTTTGATAAGCGCACCTAATGGGCGCAATCACAAAGGTGGCAAGCAATCAATAACTCCAAGTGCGGTCGTCCAGCTGCTCCGTGGCGTGGGGATCGACAAACTCGCAGTTGGAAACGCAGAGGTAGCGCAGACAGTCGATTGGGTCTTTGGTTGCCTCGTCCTTGCCGCCCTTGGCCGTGTACTCTTGCAGCGAATAGATCAAGTTCTGGCAGCGGTCGCTGATGTACAGCTTCGGAGCGTTCAGCGCGGACAATGGCCGCTTCTCGTCGTAGGACAACAGGCCATTGATGAGCTGGAGGCCGTTTTCGATCTCCACGCCCGGTGCCGGCTGGAACACCATGCCGGCGTCATCCAACTCGCTTATGATGGTGGTGGCGCCTTCGGCTGACTGCTTTTCCGCCGCACCGAGACGCGGGTCGATGAACCGCTCGAAGACGGTTTCGCCCTGCTCGCAATGCTTGATGAGTTCAACGTAGTCGTTGATGCCTTTCTTGCTGCCCTTTTGCGCGGGGCCGGCTTTCCCTTCGGGTCCGCTGCCGGGCAATGCCCAGTCGTCGTAGTCGGGCCACTCTCGGTAGACCCACCATGTGCCGGCGGCGTCGATGGCGACCCAGAGCATGAACCAATTTTTGGAGCCTGCTGGGTCCAGCGCCATGTAACGTGTGACATTGTAGTCCACGTTGTTGACCCAAGGCATCTTTTCGTGAGGGATGACATTAACGTCTTTGTTGAAGCCAGGAAAGACGCTAGTGATGCTTTTAGTCGGGACACCGTATGCACGGGCCAAGACTTCATCCTTGGGACGGCCAAGCAACTTGTTTCGGAAGTCGGACGTGTCGATGAAGGCGTTGTCTTCAGTCCAGAAATAGTAGATAACAGTTCCCGGTCTGGAAAGGGACTCTTGGACGACTGGTAGCTCTCGACCCACCAGCGGGGCAAATCGCTTTTCAATGGTACGAGTCTTCCCGAGGATGTCCTGAACCAGAGGTGTCCAGCCTGTGAGAGTAGTAAACGTGAGGATGATGCGTCCATGGTAGTCCGTCGTTCGGTATTGGAGCGTCTCAAACATCTTCTGGGGGCACTCCTCGTCGCACCAGATCAGATGGGCGCGGTAGCCTTCCGCTACTTGTGCATCAGCTTGGTAACTGCGGTAGTTACTAAACTTGATACTGCCACCGCGACGGAAACCATTAACAGGAGGCAGGATACAAATGTTGTCAGTAAAACCGTTCTTCTGGGAGTACTGGACACTGTGGTTTAACCCTTTCTTGGTCGGTAAGTTGCGGATGCCTTGAGGCAGAGCGTCCCAGACCATGCGCTGCTGGTCCTCGATGCTGCGATCCTCGTTGACGTGGTAGGCGCGGACCTCGGCGCCGGGTATCGTACCGGCTGCCCACACGCAAAGGCGACTGGCAATCATGCTCTTCGACGAGCGGTTGCCACCCAGGATGATGT